GATAAAGTAAGAGTACATATTTATCCAACACCTGATTCTACAAATGCATCAAATTACATGCACATGTATTATATAAACAGAATTCAAGACGTTGGAGATTATACTAATGCAACTGACATACCTTTTAGATTTGTTGCATGTATGGTAGCTGGATTAGCTTATTATTTATCTATGAAAATTAATCCACAATTAATGCAACCTATGAAACTTGTATATGAAGATGAATTCCAAAGAGCATTACAAGAAGATGGATCAGCTTCAAGTACATTTATAACACCTAAAGTTTATTACCCAGGAACATAATGTCAAAATTTGCAACAGGTAAATACGCAAAAGCAATTTCAGATAGATCTGGAATGCAATTTCCATATCAAGAAATGGTTAAAGAATGGAATGGTTCCTTGGTCCATGTTTCTGAGTTCGAGCCTAAACAACCACAATTAGAACCTAAACCAACAGCAGCCGATGGAATTGCATTACAACAAGTAAGAATAGCGAGAACAGAACCAGCAACTACAGTTAGTATACCTGATAATGGTTTTGAAACTTATCAAGCTGGATCAGGAGTTATAAATGTATATTCTCCAGGTCATGGTTTAACTGATTCAACAACTTATGTTTTTAGAGGATCACCAACAGTAGGTGGTAATTATGCAAACCCTAGTGATTTTGATGGAATTACAGGAGCAAATATTGCAAATCCATCTGGATATACAATTAGAACAGGTAAATTTATTAGTGGTGCAAGAGATGCATCTACTGATTATTTAGCTACTAACTTTTTTTATTTTACAGTTAATACAGATACTGCTACAAGTGGAAATATAAACGGAGGAGGTTACGGATGTTCCGTTGGACCTGTAACAATAACACCATGATAACACATATTTTAAATTTAATAAAAAGTTGGTTTCACAAAGAAGAAATAGATCCTCATTTGGTTTTATATGAAAAACCAAATCATTGTGATGAACATCCTAAATATAAACATCGTTGTTTAAAATGTCAGGAGGCAGTTAAATAATGACTGGATTTACCTACGCAACATTAACAACTGCAATTCAAAATTATACTGAAGTAGATAGTAATGTTTTAACTTCTACAATTACAGATGAATTTATTGAAAATGCAGAATTTAGAATATTAAGAGATGTGCCTATTGATGCATATAAAAAACAATCAATTGGTAATTTAGTTACTGGTCAAACGACAATAAACGTACCGGCTAAAACTTTATTTGTAAAAGGTGTACAAGTTTATAATTCAACTTCTTTATCTACAGGAACTAATTCTTGGTTAGAGAAGAAAGACGAATCATATTTACAAGAATTTGCACCAGCAGAAACATCTACAGGTTTTCCAAAATACTATGCTATGTTTGGTGGAGCAACTGGTGTAACCGATACAACATCTGGAAGACTATTTTTAGCTCCTGCTCCAGACGATACTTATGTATTTAAAATTCATTATGAAGCTATTCCAGATGGACTATCTAGCTCAAATACTACAACTTATATTAGTCAATACTTTCCTAATGGCTTATTATATGCTTGTCTAGTGGAAGCATATGGATATTTAAAAGGTCCAATGGATATGTTGACATTATACGAAAATAAGTATACACAGGAAGTACAAAAGTTTGCTGGAGAGCAACTTGGTAGACGTAAAAGGGATGACTACACAGATGGTACTGTACGTATTCCAATTCCTTCACCGTCACCATAACAGGAGATTAAATTATGGCAATAACATCGGCAATTTGTAACAGTTTCAAACAAGAAATTTTAGTTGCAACACATGATTTCACAGCGTCGACTGGTGATACATTTAAAATCGCATTGTTTACAAGCTCTGCAACTTTAGGAGCTTCAACAACTGCTTATTCATCTTTGAATGAAACAACTAATGATGCAGGAACTGCTTACACAGCAGGTGGTGAAAACTTAACAAGTTCAACTCCTGTTTTAGATTCTTCAACTGCAGTATGTGACTTTGCAGATGTTTCATGGACTTCAGCTTCATTCACTGCAAATGGTTGTTTAATTTATAATTCATCAAAAGCTAATAAAGCAGTTTGTGCAATTGCTTTTGGTTCAGATAAAACTGCAACTAACGGAACTTTCACAATTCAATTTCCTACAGCAGACGCAAGTAACGCAATCATAAGATTAGCATAGGAGTAACCCATGAGTGGATGGGGTCGACTTACCTGGGGCCAAGCCTACTGGGGTGAGGATGAAACTTTAGGCACAGGTTGGGGTGCTAAAACCTGGGGCGCTGGTGAATGGGGAAATCTTGCAGACGAAACAGTAAGCCTTACTGGTTTACAAATTAATTCAACACTTAATCCTTCAGTTACATTTGAAATTTCTGGTTTAGTAGAACCAATAGGTATTGCTGCTACATCAACTGTAGGATCAATTACAAATGTAATTGATATATCATTTAGTTTAACTGGTCAATCTATTACATCTGCTGTTGATAGTGTAACAACAGATATTTCTGTTACACCGGATATAACAGGACAAGAAATTGCATCAGCTGTTGGAGTCCTGGATCCTGCTGATCAAGTTATTGGTTTAACAGGTTTAGGAATTACTTCTGCTCAAGGAACAGCAGTAGCACCAAACGAAGATGTATCAGTAACTGGTTTTGGTATTACATCATCTTTAGGAACAATTACAATTGATACAGTTACTACTGTTTTACCGACAGGTATTGCTGCAAACTTTACTTTAGGAAGTGTAATTGTACCAAATGAAGATGTTACTTTATCTGGTTTAGGAATAGAATCTAATGTAGGTATTATTGAAGGTTTAGGTTCTGTTGTTGTACCTTTAACAGGAGTATCTTCAACAAGTTCTGTAGGTACAATAAATCCTGCAGATGTAATGGGTCTAACCGGACAATTATTTAGTTCTAGTGTTGGATCAATAAGTTTGGAGGATCAAGTTGTTGGTCTAACAGGCTTACAAATTACGGCTTCTGTAACACCTCCATTTATTATCCATTATCAGAATGTTGACACCGGCTCAAATACATCATATAGTGGGGTTTCAACGGGATCGAATACATCGTATTCAAATGTTGCAAACGGATCAAATACAAGCTATACAGATGTAGCAGCTTAATTTAGGAGAATTATGGCATCGACTTATAATGAACTTGGTATAGAACTAATGGCAACTGGCGAGAACGCCGGTACATGGGGAACTAAAACAAATACCAACTTAGATATTATTCAACAAGCTATCGCAGGTTATGTAGCACAAGCAGTAACGGATGGTGGTACTACAGCTTTAACAATTACAGATGGATCAACTTCAACATCTGTTGCTAGAAATATTGTAATCAAATTAACAGGTGCATTAACAGGTACATCAACTGTAACTGTTCCTGATTCCGTAGAAAAATTATACATTGTAGAAAATGCTACAACAGGTTCTCAAACAGTTACATTTAAAACTGCATCTGGAACAGGTGTAAACTTTACATCAACAGGATTTAAGTTTTTATATTCAGATGGAACTAACATAAATGAAATTACTTTAGCTTCACCTCCAGGTGGATCTGATACACAAATTCAATTTAACTCAGGTGGAACTGCTTTTGGTGGTTCTGCAAATTTAACTTGGGATGGATCAAATGTTACTATTGGTGCTCAAGGTGATTTAAGATTAGCAGATAGTGCTGGTGGAGAATATGTTGCATTACAAGCTCCAGCAACAGTTTCATCAAACATTACATTTACTTTACCTGGTGCAGATGGTACGGCAGATCAAGTTTTAAAAACCAACGGATCTGGAACATTATCTTTTGGTGATGTATCAGGTGGTGAATCTTGGCAAGCAGTTAAGACTACAAGTTTTACAGCAGTTGCAGGTGAAGGTTATTTTATAAATACTACATCTGGAGCAATCACTATGACACTTCCTGCTTCTCCAACTATTGGAGATTTTATAACATTCATTGATTACGCAGGAACATTCGATACAAACAATTTAACAATCGGAAGAAACTCAGAAAACATTCAGGGCTCTGCAGCCGACTTAACAGTTTCAGTAGAAAGGGCAGCTAATACTTTAGTTTATACAGATGGAACTCAAGGTTGGTTGTTAAAGGTTAAATAGTGTCTACCTATAAGAAAGAAGTTGGAACAGGTGTTCAGAACAATGCTGGTGATTACACTGGTGCGGTTGAAGGACAACTTTGGTATAATTCTACTGACGCTTCATTTCAGTTTAGATTAATTTCAACGGCTGGATCTTGGTCTACGGGTGGGAATTTAAATACGGCAAGATATAATTTAGCAGGAGCTGGTACACAAACATCAGCTTTAGCTTTTGGTGGAGCAGGTGCACCTGGTGCAGAAACAGAATCTTATGATGGTACAAGTTGGACAGAAGTA